CATCTCCGGTCGTTGTTCCTTCATGACATCGTTATCCACCGCGTTAACTCTATCTTGAGTAATTCTTTTGAAATACTCGGCACGGCTTTTTGCGATCTCTTCAGGTATCCTTCCCAACACAAGGCCAGCAACCCCGATGAGTCCTGCGTAAGTTCCCTGAGCTATGACTGGATAAGCATGATCACCTAATTGATTTTTAATCTCTTCGGCTCTCACAAATTCCCAACCTTCTCTCATTTTCTTAGATACGTTAGCCGTATCTTGGAAACCCATACTTTCGGTTCTGATCCATCTATGAACATAACCGTCTGGCGCAGGTGGTGCATCCAGAGATGATGGTGGCGTCCAAGGTTTATTTCTAATATCTTTTTGTTCCTCAGATGCGCGTGAAGTTCTATTTATTTTATCGCTCATTCTATACCTCCTTCACGAATTTAGCGTATTCTTCTAGTGGCACCCCTAATTTTTTGGCAATCGCCACCTGTGATTTGGTGAGTCTCACAGATCTACGTCCCTGCTGAGTTCTTCCAGCAGAAGCAACTTTTTGGACGGGTCTTCGTTGCTCTTGAACAGCAAAACGATGAGGGAAATTTTCCTTCATTCGTTTGTCTATTTCAGTATAATACTCATCACTCTCTACATCAACACCCATGCCCACTAGATCTTCGTGCACAGTCATTGCAGCATTAGTCATGATTTTATCATTTCCAAACCAAGCATTTTCAGACGCCCATTTTCTAGCTTTTTCACTAGGTTCAGTTTGAGTTTCTGTTTGTTTTGGTTCTTCTTCTTTTGGTGCGTTTTTTTGTTCTTCAAGCTGTTTCAATCTAGCTTCTCTATCAGCCATTTTGATTCTAGCTTTTTCTTTTTCAACACTCAATTGAGTAAGCTCGTCATTTGCCTCCATGATCTTATCTGCATCATTATTTTCGATAGCATCTTTAAGCTTCTTCTTAACTTGTTCTCTTTGAGCATCTACTCTCGCATCAAATTCTTTTAAATACTTTTCATCAGTGGAATCGTATTTAGTCTGAGTATCATCATATTTTTTTTGTAAACCTTTAGCATAATCCATAGCTGCTTTTTCTCTTCTTTCAGCTTCACGGAATCTTCTAGTAAGTTTATCAATTCTTTTTTTGACAGACTCAGAAACCTGGGACAAGTCATCAGGTTCTTCTTGTTTTTCTAATTTAGTTTCTCTCTCGTTTTCGAAAGTTTTATCTTCCGCAGGTTGTTCAACCACTTCTTCAACATCAACCTCTTCTTTAGGTTGCTCTTTATCGTGTTTTGTATAACCTAAATCGACTTCACCGACATTTAAATTTGGTTCTTTCGATTCTTCCTGTTTAGTTTCTTCAACCTTAACTTCAGTTTCTTTTACATCATCAAGATCAATGTCAACTTCAGGGTTTTTATTTGCATCAGCCATATATCCTCCTTAATACAAATGCAGAATGTCTTCTGGTTTACTTATTGTTGCGATGATTTCATCATCGTTCAAAATACGGTGTTCACCATATTTTGTTTTAAATCTCGAACCTGCGTATCTACCGTAGATTACGAATTGACCCTTTTTACACCAAGGACCTTTTGGAAATTTTTCTTTATCTGCATAACAAAGATCACCCATCTCAACAACAAGACCTACTACGGTTGTCATTTGAATAGTTTCGTTTGCTGTATCAGTTAAAAGAATTCCACCTTTAGTTTTTTTAGGACCTGCATAAGGTCTTACTAAAAGTCTATAACCAACTGGTTTTGGTATTAGTTCAAGATATCTTTTAATACCCTCTGGATCTGTGGGTATGGCTTGTTCTTTAGAATCTGGTGCAGCCTCACCATTTTTTGTTTTGACACCAACTAAACCTGTGTCAGGTGTTACTATCGTCATCGATATTCTCCTCGTTTTTCTGCAGGTCTTTTAGATCCTGTAGCAACGCTTCTAGAGCATTGAGTTTCCCTCTAGAATACTGGAGTTTATCAATTGTGTCTACATGGTACACCAAATCCTCCTTGACTTGGTCTATCTGTTTTTTTATGTAATGTCTTACTGACTGAAGAGTATCTAAATCAAGATTCATTTTTTTCTAAACAAACTTTATTTTTACCCTTTTCGAGTCCTTTAAAACCGTAGTATTGCATTATATTCGCTATTAAATTCATATCGTACATTGGATAATCATCAAATACAAATCTTGTGATAGGTGCTGTTCTTTGAGCAAACCAAACAGCTTCAGTTATTACATCCTTAGTCATATGTGGACCATCAAAAAATACAAAAGCAAATTTAGAATCTTTTTGTTTTGATATGGTCATAAAATCTACGTCAGTCATATTACACAAAGTAAATTTACCTTGATTTCTATATGGCATTAAATCATTAAGCATATGGTCTCTAATATCATCTGAATAAGTTGGAGCCACTCCTCTTTCAAGGCCATCCCATTTGTAATCTTTTTGTTTATCGAAATGTTGGTATTCTAAATCACCATAAGGATCAACACCCACATGGATATAATTATTAATGAGATTGTCCATAATAACTTTAGACCCATATCCCTTATTAACTCCAATCTCACATGATTTATAACCTTGGCAATCAAATCCTTTAGTCCATCTTTCAAGTAATTCATATTCGTAACTATCCCCACTTATCATGAATCACTTATAACTAATCTGTCGTTTAAATCAACTACTTCTTGCCCTTGAATATTTGGGTTCCCTTAATACCATAAACGCTCGCCACGACAAGGATCCAGAGATTTGTGAACCAGCTCGGAAGCTGCGAGAAGTACTCAAAGAATAATTTTACCTTATCCATCGCAGTCGGGTCTTCACTCAGGACTGCCCAAGCGAGCACCAACACGGGCGCAGACAAAATCAATAAAATAAATTCGTCCTTATAATCGTTTTGCCTAGCTTCTAGGAGTTTGCCCTGGTAAGCTTCCTCCCCTGCTGCCATCTTCTGTGCATGCATTAGTTGTGCGTCCGACATTGCTTGTTTTGTCTTTTGACGGTTCGAGTAAATATGCGCTCCCGTCTTTACTGCCATTCCTAATAGATTGAACCATGCCATAATAATTTTCTTTTCTCCTTTTACAGAAATAGGGTAACATTTTATGTAGAATTTTTAAAGCCTCTAGCCCTGACACCTTCCAACGATATAGTGTCTTATAATGATTGGTAAATTCTTTCTTAGAAATACTACCTTTTTGAAAGTATTGGTAAAATTTGTTTACTACATCAGGATCAGTCATTTGAAGCTGTATCTCAATACGTCTTTCTTTTCTGCCATTACTATAATGGCCAAAACAACCTTCACCCTCAAATATTCCTGATAGAAAAATTAATTTTTCTTTATCTGATAAAAATTCAAACACTCAAACTTATAACAAGTCTTTTATGTAATCGCCACCTTTTTCTACGACTATTTCTCCACCTAAACTCTTTTTACCTAATTTATCAAGTCCTGAAGTAAGGTTTTTATATTCATCACTTTGTCGTAAAATACTTAAGGCTTGTTGTGTCTGTGATTGATTAGATGCTGTAACATCTACATCTTTTTTCATGATCTCATCAAATTTTTTGTGAAGCTCAGGTCTATTTTTTAAAACTTTTTTTGCAAGTAAGCTTCCTACGTATTTAAGCGTCATTTAAATTCCTACAAAGTTCACAACCTTTTTTAAATTTCATATGTTTCCAACAAGGATCTAAAACTTTAATCTTTTGTTTGTAAATAATTGGTGGAAAAAATAAACACCAAATCCATCTAGCTATCTTTTTAAAAATCATCTTACTCCAATAAATTTAAAACCTTTTACTTGAATACCATTGTTACCAGGATAAGTATTTTTATCAGTAGTATCTCTATGTGGACATTTCATTCCACCACTACCAAATTTGATTGGTGGCACTTGTGGGTTAGGCCCTTTTTTAGGTGGTGGTCCAAATTTTTTTCCTATCATAATAAACTCTTATCTACATTAGATGATATCACAACTTCACCACCGTCGTCATATGCTTGAAACCCTGATAAAAATGTATTTTTTTTAGTTACTGGTTGTTTAATTTGTGTTGTTGGTGTTTTACATGGTGGAAGGGTGCCATCAGGACATACTTGTTGTCTAGCTCCTTCGTTTTCAGGAGGTTTTACTGTTTTAATTGGTTTAATCAATCCAGCATCTTTCATGTAGCCAACTCCTTCTGAACTCATTACATCAATGGGTTTTTTGTATGCTCTGTAATAATCTCTACTTGCAGGTAGATTGACAGGTTTACCAAATACATTTTCACCTTTTACTTTTTGTGTTCTTGAGTATTTTGTTATGGGATCAATTACAGCTTTTGCAACTTGTAATGTAAGAGGCATAAAAGAAGCTTTTTGCCCTGTGTTTGTATTATTGTTTGTAGTTACATTTGTAGTAGTTTTGTTTTTAGAACCTCCGCCTCCTGTTGTTGCAGGAGCACCACTAAACGTAGGACCTTGTCCTCCGCTTAAATCAAAACCACCTGTTGGATCAGCTTTACTTGGTCCAGAATATCCTACACTTTTACCAAAAGACTCGGTAGCTGCATCAGCTCCACCTTTAGCTTTTAATATTTTAACTTTTCTTTTCATTAGTTCTTTTTTGTTTTTGTGCAGTCATATCTATTTTCTCTTCTGCAATTCTTATTCTTTCAGCTGCTTGATCTTCAGCTGATTCTAGTTTCATCTTATCTAAATCTAATCTTTCTTCAAACTCCATAGCTTTTCTTTCTTGATCAACCATGTTTTCTTGAGCTTTTCTTTGTAAGTCCATAGCTCTTAAATCTAATTCTCTTTGTTTCAATTGAATCAATGGATCTCCTTTTTGAGTCATTGATTCTTCTTGTGCAAGCTGCATTGTTATCTCTGCAACTCTTTTTGCAACCATACTATCAAATAAAACTTTAAAACCTTTTGGATCAGTCTGTGCTTGTTGTGCTAATTCAGGTGTATTCTCAACTATATCGCCTATTTCACCATGAGCCTGTAATGCAATGTGATCAGAAATGTGTCCTTGCATTAAAGCGTAGACCATTGGATTAATTTGAACCATTCTTGTAGCCATAAATGCTCTGTGAGCCATAATATGTGCTTGATGATCTTGTTCAGGAAACGCTTTTAGCATTTGCATCTGTAATGCTTTAGCATTTTCAGTTGCTGGATCCTCTGGAACTACAGGTGGTGTAGGTTTTAGTATTGCATCGATGTTTTTTGTACCTAAAGCTTCATAAACCCGTCTATAAGCCTCTCTTAAGTTGTGCATTTGTGGATTTGATGCTGCAATTTTTAAATTTTCGTTCGCTAAAGTCACTCTTTGTGACATTGAGAAGATATTTGGGTCTGCAACAGGAATTACATCCACTCTATCATCAAAATCTTGTAATTTTACAAACCTATCTGCGTTTGTAACAGCGTAAGGGTACACAGGAGGTAGATAATCAGCAAAAACTTTTGCTAAAAGTCTAAATTCTTGTCTCATTGCGTAGTAACAACGCTTGTGAATAGCACTCATGACCCTCGAACCACGTTCCAAGAGGGCAATTGTAGTTCCAACAGCTCTATTTTGTGCATCTTCACCCATTTGCATGTCCGCAATTGATGCAAAACGCTGTCCTGCTTGTACAACAAAGCCTAAAAGTTGAAATAAAGTTGCACTTGGTTCTTTAAAAGGTAAAATTTGGAACTGATCTTTGATATTTCCGCCTGGTGCATCAACATCTCTAAACTCTCCAGGTTGAAAAGGTTGGTCATCGTCCCTAATTCTTATACCTCTAGACTTAAATCCAGCAGGTAAGTTAGCTAAAGTACCTGCATCAAGCAATTGTCTTAATGCTTGAGTAGCAGATCTTGATAATCCACCGATCATATGTATCAAACCGAAGCCGTAGAAACCTAAACCAGGTAAAAATTTGTAATGTACAAAATATTCTTTTCTAGTTTCAGTATCATCATCTTGATTATAGTTTCTATAGATAGATAAAACTTTACCTGAACCCTCATCAATAGAAACAATATACGGTTTTTTAACTTTCTTTTCAGGATTTTCTGTTTCAAATTCGTCTAAATTTAAATCAATATGCATTTCTAAAATGTTATATTGATATTCTTTTTCTCCAGCAGGTTTTACACCCTCAAGTTCGTTTAATTTATCTTGAACAGGACTTTTCTCAGGTTGTTTTGGTAATAATTCTACATCTAAATAGAATCCTGCTTTTTGTTGTTTGAGAACATCATTCTCTGACATTTTCACTAAGTGAGTTATTCTTTCACAATCTTTTAAATCTGTTGCATAGTAAGGAACTATCAAATCTTCAGCAGGAACAAATTTTGCTATAGCTCTTTGTTTTATTTCATCATAATAAATTTTTTTAAATGCAGAACCTGCTAATGGTAAATAAAATAATAATTGATCAGTATCAGGAGTGTACTCTTCCATTTCCTCCATCAACATATAGTTCATAAAGTTTTGAACTCTTTCAGCTTGTTGACTTACCTCTGGAGTATCAGCTCCTATAATAGCAGTTCTTACAGGACCATCACTTGGTAATAATTCTTTGTAAGCTTGTGCTTGAAATTGTGTTACAGCTTCTGAAAGCAACGGATGGGTAACACCACTCGCACCTTGAAACGGTCTAGTATTATTAACATACTTAAAACCAAGTAAGTCTAAACCTTGAGTGTAAGCTTGTTCCCAATCCGCTCTCGAAACTTTATCCCTTTTATAATCAGAAACAAGTTGAGAGGAGATACGACCAAGTGTTCGGTCATCCATTTCCTCTGCTAAGTTTCTATAGAAATCTTCTTCAGGTGCTACCTCTTCAGGTACTTGTTCTTCACCTTCAATTTCCACGTCAACTTCGGCACCCTCAACTTCTTCTTCAGGAAGCTCATTTGTTTTATCTACTTCGGCCATTAATTTAGTATAGTTTTGTTGGTTTCAAATTTACTAATTTTCCACCTCTAGCTTTTACCATTTTCATACCACCTTTACTCATATAGTCAGTTATTCCACTGTAATCTCCTGCTAATGAATCAGATTTTTTGATATTAGGTCCAGGTCCTGTGTTTAAACCTTTTTCCTTATAAACATTTACAGCTTTTTTGACTTTACCCACAAAAGTTTCAGGTTTTGCTTTTTTAGTGATGTAGTTTACTTTCGCTTTGTCTCCACCCTCAGTTTTAAGGTATTCAGCCATTTGACTTTTTTGACTTAAACCTTTTGCAAGAGCGGCAGCCCCAAGGCCAGCGACAATAGCTTTTTTAAGTTTTTTACTTGCCATGATATATATCTCCTTTTTGTTATAACAGATTTATAATATCACGCAAATATATTTACGACTAGACCGCCAGTCTGATAAGCCTTGAAAGGCTTAGTTTTCATGTCAGGGCTGACCTTTATAGCATAAGCATCAAAATATAATCTAACATCTCCATCAAACATTTTAACTACTGTTCCACCGTATCTGCTCTTATACTCCTCAGCTTCTTCCAAAGTTTTAAAAGCACCTATGTGTTGTGTTCCTGCTGTATCTGGATTTAATCCATAAACTTTTTGCGTGTTTTCTACTTTTGTTACTACCTTAAAAGGCTTGTTAGGATCAGATTTAGCTATTGGTATTGTTTTAACTTCAGAGCCATATTGTTGGGCTATTTTTTTCATAGCAGATGGAAGAGTAGCCATCTTTTTAGGATCAGTATTTTGAAAAGAACCATCATCTTTTTTAATTGGAACTTCTCTATCGTCTGCATTTTTCCTAACGACTCCTTGTCTTCCACCATAATTTTTAAATCCTGCTGTCCCAAATCTATTACCATAAAATTCTATGTCACCTAAATACTTTGTTCTTTTTGCATGGTGTAATTGTTCAACAGGTGCAATAGCAACCCAATCAACTCCTTCATCAGCTGCAGTCTTGATAGCATTTTTAATTGCATGTGAACCATAGTTTTCTTTTCCATATAAAGGTAAGAAAGGAATACCGTCAGTCGCTTGTCTCGAATTTATGTTAGATAAGTTCATTGAGTTAGCTCTTAATTCTTTAAAGTCACTATTCAATTTATTAAATCTCTGCATATCCTCTGGTGTAGCTCTAATACCTTTGTTAGAAATATCTTTCATCTCATCTATAATTTTTTCTAGTTTTCTATTAGCAGAGAAAAATTCAATTTCAGTTCCAAAAGCGTTTACTACTTTTTCTCTTTTAGGATCCCTTTTTCTTAATGCCTGGTGATAGTCTGATTGTATTTCATCAATCAACATAACTTTTTGATTTTGATTTGTACCACCCGTTCTTATTGAACCTCTCATGTGGTAGATTTGATTTGGTATAGAATCAGTTGGACCATATTCTGATGTATAATGCTTTTGATAATTACTACTTAGTCTTTGCCCCATCGGTAATGGTTTAGGATAATACACTACGTGTTCAAAATATTTCTCACCCCCTTTTACTCTATACTCATCATAGTTTCCATACTTAGGTAACATCTTTTGAGTTTTCATTAGCTGTAATCTTCTTCCAAGATCAGTATCAATTCTTTTAAATTTTTCTGTAAAAGCTAGAGTGTCATCACCTACAGCAATACCTGCGTTTCTCGCTTTGTCAAATAAAGCTTTAAGGTCATCTATATCTTGTCCAAATATATCTGTGTCAAAACTATCATAGTCAGAAGTATCTGCGCTTCTGTAGTGATTATGTAAACGAGAAGTTTTTTTTCTTAAATTTTTTGCAACGCCTTTACCTAACATAACTAACTCAGTAAACTTTTCACCAGTATCTGTGTCTGGAAGTTGAGTAGACATTTGTACTGCTTTATCTCTTATAGCATTTATTTTTGCAATTGCTTCACTACTTATGTTTTCTGCTTCATCAACTACCTTTGTATCAGTTGTAAGTTTTCTTACTTTTAAATTATTTACAGGAGCTTTTTCTACAATGTAAAGTAAATCCATTTTTGTAAGAGGTATTTTTTTCTCAGCTGCTACTTTTAAAAAACCACCAACGACATTACCGTTTTTATCGAATTGAACTAGATTGGAATCCCAAAGCTCATCTTTCTTTACTGCTTGGTTTATATTTTTAAATTCTGGATTACCTGTTTTAAAAGAACCTGGACCTGTAGATTTAAAATCTTTGATCCATTCATCTGCTTTTCTTGCACCTGAAATTGGGTGTCGTGCAATATAATCCCAAAGTGAGGATCCTATTCTGTTTGTTTTACCACCTCTTGATAATGGATTATTGTAAGCAAGTTTTTTTAATTCGTTTGATCTTGCAATTGCAATCTGTCTTATTTCATCTTGAGGTTTGCTTTGTGCAACTGTAAGAGCTTTACCTCTCTCCATTTTAGTAGGAGCTATATTCAGGACTTCCTCTACTTGATCTTTAGCACTGGTTCGTGGAGCAGGAGCCTTGGGTAATTTTATACTTGCAATTTTTTGTATGACTCTTCCGATAGGTTTCCTTAGAGCAAAGGCTCCCGCACCAGCGACCGCGATCCCAGCTAAACCTCTAGCCATGCTAGGATCATAAGGTTCTGTATAATCTGATTTGTTTTTTGGAACTGACGAGGTTGGTTGATCCTCGATTGATTCCATATCAATTAATTCTTTCAATCCAGCCATTAATAATACGTATACTCCTTCGGAACTTTGTATAATTCTTCCTCATAGTCATCTCTCATTTCTATGAAGTTACCCTGACGGTATCTTAACACGGCCTGTGTAGTACTGTCGACATAGTCATCATTCGCTCCATGAGGGAACGCAGCACATTCCTCAATTACTTCTTCAGCAAATTTTTCATCAGGAGGATAATAAATTTGACCTCCTTCAAAAACAGGAGAACAAGCATTTACCCTAGAATGCTTATCTTTTCCCCTTGATGGTACAAAGGGAATGACAGGTATACCCATTCTTCTAAACTCTTGCATTAATGGTTCTCCTGTAGCTTTAGCTTCAATGATTACAGTTTCAGGTTCCCAATATTTAAATTGATCCATGGCAACGGCTTTTAATTCTGGAAAATCAAATTTGCCTTTTAGAGCATCAAGTAGAATCATTGCAGGTTTACCATCCTCTTCTGGAAAGAAAACTCCCCATGTAGTAATAGCAGAATAGTCAGCAGTTTCTTTTGCACTAAAAGCAGTATCGTAAGATTGAATGACGTGTTGTAGTTTTGGAATCCTATCATGTTCCCATGGTTGCCACCATTCTCGTTTAAGTATAGCTCCTTCTTCTGAAGTTGGATTCTGCATATATTGTGCAGACCAGTTTCGAATAGGAAGTGATGCTTTTACTTTTTCTAATTCTTCTAGTTCCCAATACTCAGGCCATACTGGGTTCCCTGATTCGAGAATCGCAGGAAATGATATTACGTTCCACTTATCAGCTTTCGGTTCTTTTTGAGCCTTGATTAATCTTCCTGTCAGGTCGTCCTCTGCCCATCTCGTCATAACCACGACTATCGAGCCACCAGGTTGTAAACGCTGTCTTGGTCCTGATGTGTACCAATCGTAGGCTCGTTCCATAGCTGATTCGGATAATGCGTCTTGTTCAGTATGTGGGTCATCGATAATAAGTAAGTCCGCCCCTCGTCCTGTGATAGAACCGCCTACACCCGCTGCAAAGTATTCCCCACCATGATTGGTCTCCCATCGGCCTTTTGCCTTACTATCTTCTCGGAGTTTAACATCTCCAAATATATTTTTATACTCCTTCTGCTCCATTAGGTTACGAACCTTAGAACCGAACCTTGATGATAATTCTGCGTTGTGTGATACCTGCATAATTTTTAAATGAGGAAACTTCCCTATCATCCAAGCAGGAAATAAAAATGAAGCAAATTCTGATTTAGTATGCCTAGGGGGCATATTAATAATGAGCCTCCCTTTTTTACTTCGAGAAATTTTTGTAAACTCAGATGCTATATGTTGATGGTGCCCCCACCTTTTAGGATCTGGATCCAATCTACATATGAAGTCTGGCCATACTTCTTTTACAAAATATAAAAAATTATCTTGGCACAACTTTATATGTTCGATCCAAGTTTTTTCTACTGCTAATCTAAGCTGTTCATTTGTTAGTAATTCTTTTTGCATTGAGTCCCCTTTTTAATATATCTCATATTAAAAATATAGTCACTACATCTATGAAACAGAGTTTTTAGCCAGCATTTGTCAATACAACTTAACCTTGTGCGTGGCGACTAAATCTTGTGTTTAGTTTATATGTCCAAACTAGATTTGGTACCTCTATCTAGGTGGTGAAGGTGGAAGCGATTGTGGTGAAGGTGTAGTCCTGTAGCCGATTGCTCGGCTACAGGTGTAGAACTTACTGATTAAAGTCTTGATTAGGATTGTTTTGTATAACCTCTAATATAGGTTTTAAGTTATTCACTAACTTTTGTTTTAACTCATTCACGATAGGGTCATTAGGGTACTGAATAATAATTTCCTCAACAGCACTTTCTAATTGTTTATACATGAATTGATAATTAAGAGTTGTTGAACTTGAACTTGTACTTGCTTGTTCAACTTCAGTTGAGTTGTTTTTATTCTCAACTATTGCGTCATTAATTATTTTAACAAGATTACTCATAATTATATTCCTTTCTCTTGAACTTTTATTTTAATTTCTGTTGTGTCCATTTCAACTAAAAAATCCTCATACATTTTAGGATATTTTTCTTTGAACTTCGCAACATCAAACCTTTTCATTTTTCTTTTGATAAGTTGAGCAAAACCCTCAACATCATCAACTTTATTAAAAATGATTAGATTAGTTTTTAAAGTTTCAAACAACTCAACATGACTAGGTTTAATTAAGTCATTACTTTTCTTTTGTTGTTTTACTTGTTCAACAGAATAGTGATAATTCACTAAATCTTGTTGTTCTTTTTTTGTAGCTTTCTTAATAAGTCTAGTGACTTTTTTTAGATTGCTCATAACATTTTTCCTTTCATAAGTTAATTGTTATCCCATTATAATAAGACTATAAAAAGATTAATCAACAAAAAAATTCAAAATAATTATTATTAATATCAATA